ATGGTCGAGCCGAAGCAGGCTTCGCCCGGCGCGAAGACGCGCCGTCCGCGAACCAAGATCAGCGCCGCATTAATGGAAGAGGAAGAGGGCGACCTCAACAAGCACTGGCGCAAGTATTTTCTTGCCGCGCTGGCCGAAACCTCGAACGTCACCGCCGCGGCCGCCATCGCCGGCGCTCACCCCAGCCGTGCCTACAAGGTGCGCCGGATGGAGCCGGAGTTCGCCCGCAAGTGGCAGACCGCGCTGCTCGAAGGCTACCAGAACCTCGAACTCGAAGTGCTCCACCGCTTGCGCTTCGGCGAGGACAAGGACGGCGCGGTCAAGTTCGACAACGCCAATGCCCTGCGCCTGCTCGGCCTCCACCGCGAGAACGTGGCGCGCGAACGCGCCATGCGTGAGAACGAAGACGTCGCAGTCGTGCGCGCCGCCATCGACGCGAAGCTGGAACAGCTGCGCCGCCAGGTCGTCGCCCGCCGCAGCGCGGAGACGAAGGACGCCGCGAATGGCTGATTACGACTGGCTGCGCGAGGCGACCGAAACCGAGATCGAGGACCATATCGCCGCGCTCGATCCCGAGCATCGCCGCGAATGGGCGTGGCACTGGAATGTCTGGGCGCGCCCTGAACAACGACCGCCCGCAAGCGACTGGCGCGTATGGCTGGTCATGGCCGGGCGCGGCTTCGGCAAGACCCGATGCGGCGCCGAATGGACCTCCTCGATCGCCGAGGCCGAGCCCACCGCGCGCATCGCCCTCGTCGCCGCAAACCTCACCGAAGCCCGCGCCGTGATGGTCGAGGGCGAGAGCGGGCTGCTCAACGTCGGTGCGCCGTGGCGGCGGCCGGTGTTCGAGCCCTCGCTGCGCCGCCTCACATGGCCGAACGGCGCGCAGGCCACGCTCTATTCCGCCGCCGAGCCCGAATCCCTGCGCGGCCCCCAGCACAGCCATGCGTGGTGCGACGAGATCGCCAAGTGGGACAACGCCTCCGCCCGCGCGACAAGCGCATGGGACAACCTGATGATGGGCCTGCGCCTCGGCACCGACTGCCGCGTGGTCGCCACCACTACCCCGCGCAGCGTACCGCTGGTGACACGGCTGATCGCGGCCGAGCGCGTCACGGTGACGCAGGGCAGCACGTTCGACAACGCCGCCAACCTGCCCGCGCAATTCCTCGACGCGATGCGCGGGACGTACGGCGGCACCCTGCTCGGAAGGCAGGAACTGGACGGCGAACTCATCGCCGACGTCGAAGGCGCGCTGTGGTCGCGCGCCTTGCTGGAAACCTGCCGCGTCGATGCCGCGCCCGAGATGGTGCGTGTGATCGTGGCCGTCGATCCCCCCGCTTCGGCCGGGGGAGACGCCTGCGGTATCGTCGTCGCCGGGCTTGCGGCGGACGGCACCGCGCACGTCCTCGCCGATGCCTCGGTCGAGAAAGCCGGGCCGGAACGCTGGGCGCGGGCAGTGGCCGCCACCGCCGAAGCCTGGAACGCCGACCGCGTCGTCGCCGAAGCGAACCAGGGCGGCGCGATGGTCGCCTCGGTGCTGCGCGCGGCGCAAGTGTCGCTGCCGCTCAAGCTGGTGCACGCCAGTCGGGGCAAGGCCGCGCGGGCGGAACCGGTCGCGGCCTTGTACGAAGCGGGCCGGGTCCGCCACGCCGGAACCTTCGCAGCGCTGGAGGACCAGATGTGCGGGCTGCTGGCAGGCGGCGGCTATCAGGGACCGGGGCGCTCTCCCGACCGGGCCGACGCTCTGGTCTGGGCCTTGAGCGAACTGATGCTCGGGAAGGTTTCAGATCCGAAAGTGCGAATTGCCTGAAGAAAAACGCAGGGGAGCATAGCCCCCCTGCACCCCCATTACCGTCGAGGTTCCGCGCGCAGCCTCGTCCCGCGCCCACCGTGAGCCGGGAGACATAGCCTGCGGCGCCATCTGGGCTGAGGCTGCTACGCGCACGACGACGACAGTTCCGGGGTCTGGGGCAATGGCCCCAGGACTTCCCTTCCCTGATTTCCCTCTTCGAAAGGAACCCTCTCCCGTGTCCTTCCTCGAATCGCTCGTCGCCGCTTTCAAGGGCGCAAGTGACCGACCTGTGCTCGCGCGCGGATCGGCATCGCCGTGGTTCTTCGGCCACTCCGGCGGCGAGCGTGCTCCCTTCGACTACAACCATGCAGTGCGTCGCGCGTATCTCGAAAACCCCGTCGCGCAGCGTGCTGTGCGGTTGGTGGCCGAGGGCATCGGCGGCGCGCCGCTCAAGCCTACCGATACGGCGCTGGCCGCGCTCGTCAGCGACACCAGCGCCGGGCAGTCGCTGCTGGAGACGCTCGCCTCGCAGCTGCTGCTTCATGGCAATGCTTACGTGCAAGTCATGAAGGACGCGCGCGGCCGTCCGGTCGAACTGTTCGCGCTGCGGCCCGAGCGGGTCAGCGTGGTCGCGGGCGAGGACGGCTGGCCTGCCGCCTATGCCTATGAAGTCGCCGGTCGCCGCCTGTCGATCACGCTGCTGGACGAGGACGCTTCGCCCAACGTGATCCACATCCGCCATTTCCATCCGGGCGACGATCACTACGGCGCCGGGTGCCTGTGCGCGGCGGACGAGGCGATCGCCACGCACAACGCGGCTTCGGCGTGGAACCGGCAATTGCTGGAGAACGCGGCGCGACCTTCCGGGGCTCTGGTCTACGAAGGCCCGGACGGCGCCGCGCTGACCGGCGAGCAGTTCGACCGGCTCAAGGCCGAACTCACCGCCGCTTATGCGGGCATGGCGAACGCCGGGCGGCCGATGCTGCTGGAGGGCGGCCTCAGTTGGCAGGCGATGGCGATGACGCCCGCCGACATGGATTTCGCCACTCTCAAGGCCGCCGCCGCGCGCGACATCGCGCTCGCTTTCGGGGTGCCGCCGATGCTGCTCGGCCTGCCGGGCGACGCGACCTACAACAACTACCGCGAGGCCAACCGCGCCTTGTGGCGGCTCACCCTGCTGCCGCTGGCGTCCAAGATCTTCGCCGCGCTGGGCGAGGGCCTTGCCCCGTGGTTCCCCGGTGCTGCGCTCGCCATCGACCTCGACCGCGTGCCCGCGCTGGCCGAGGACCGCGAGCGGCTGTGGTCGCAGGTCAGCGCTGCCGATTTCCTCGACCCGTCCGAGAAGCGCCGCCTTCTGGGCCTTGATGAAGGGAACAAATCATGAACTCAAATGACATGCTGGCCGGACTGCTCGCGCAGGCGGCATCCGAGGGGAGCGACCTCGTCACCCTGCGCGCCGTCGTGGAGGAGGCAAGCGAACTGGGCGCGAAACGAATGCTCGCCCGCATCGGCCTGGGCGACGCCACCGCCCCGCAGGACGTCAGCGAACTGCGCGAACTGCTGCAGGCCTGGCGCGATGCCAAGTCGAGCGCGCGGCGCACGGTGCTCAGCTGGATCATGCGCGGCGCCCTCGCCCTGCTGCTGCTTGGCCTGACCGTACGGCTGGGTGCGACGGAGCTGCTGCGATGATGCGTTTCGCCGGTTACGCGGCCCTGTTCGGCCAGCCCGACGCCGGGCGCGACACCATCCGCGCGGGCGCCTTCGCCCGCTCGCTGGCCGAACGCCGCGATCCGATCCCGCTCTACTGGCAGCACCGCCCGGACCTCCGCATCGGCTGGGTCGAAACCGCCGTCGAGGACGCGCGCGGCCTGCGCGTGGTCGCGCGCGTAGACAACCCGGACGGCGCGGCGGGCCTCGCCCTCAAGCGCGGCTCGGTCACCGGCCTGTCCTTCGGCTACCGCGCCCGTGCCAGCCGCCGCTCCGATGCGGGGCGCGAACTGCTCGACGTGGAGCTGTTCGAGGTCAGCCTCGTCACCCACCCGATGCAGCACGGCGCGCGGGTGCATCTGGTTTCTCCGTCGTCCCGGACCTGATCCGGGACCGCTGGCCGGGCCGCGCCCAACCCATGGCGAAGCGCCCGGAGTGACAGCCACCGCCTAAAGACAGCCACCGGTCCCGGGTCGAGCCCGGGACGACGTCATGGCTCCCCCCTTCCCCACCACAGAAAGGTGCCTACCCATGGAATCCACTGCTCCCGTCGAGGCGATCGACGCCTCGTTCGACCTAGTCGCGCGCCAGGATGCCACCGACGCCGCCGTCACGGCCCTTCGCACCGACGTCGACGACGTGAAGGCCCGCCTCGACCGCGTCTCGCGCGCTGCCTCGCGGCCGCTGATCGAGGGCATGGGCGCCGCACCCTCGCTCGAAGTGAAGAGCTTCGTGCAGGGCTACCTGCGCTCGGGCCGCGAGACGGAACTCAAGTCGCTCTCCGGCGCGGCCCTGGCCGACGGCGGCTATGCCGTCCCGCGTGAGATCGACGCGCTGATCTCGGCCCGGCTCAAGAACATCAGCCCGATCCGCGCGATCGCGCAGGTCGTGCAGACCAGCACGGCGGGCTACCGCAAGCTCATCACCACCGGCGGCACCGCCTCGGGCTGGGTGAGCGAGACCGCCGCGCGCCCCGAAACCGCGACGCCCAGCTTCGCCGAGATCGCCCCGCCCTCCGGCGAACTCTACGCCAACCCGGCGGCGAGCCAGGCGATGCTCGACGATGCCGCCTTCGACATCCAGTCGTGGCTGGCCGACGAGATCGCGATGGAGTTCGCCCGCGCCGAAGGCGCCGCCTTCGTCAGCGGCACCGGCACCAACCAGCCGCGCGGCTTCCTGACCGGCACCACCAGCGCCTCGGCCGACGGTGCCCGCACTTTCGGCCAGCTGCAGCACATCGTCTCGGGCAATGCGGCGGGCTTCGACACCTCGCCCGAACTGAAGCTGATCGACCTCGTGCACTCGCTCAAGGCGGGTCACCGCCAGGGCGCGAGCTGGGTGATGAACTCGAAGACGCTGGCACAGGTGCGCAAGCTGAAGGCGGCGGACGGCTCGTTCCTGTGGCAGCCGGGCCTGATGGAGGGCCAGCCCAACCGCCTGCTCGGCTACCCGGTGGTCGAGGCCGAGGACATGCCCGACATCGCCGCGAACGCCCTGCCGATCGCCTTCGGCAACTTCCGCGCCGGCTACCTCATCGCCGAGCGCACCGCGACCTCGATCCTGCGCGATCCGTTCACCAACAAGCCCTTCGTCCACTTCTACGCGACCAAGCGGATCGGCGGGCAGGTGCTGGATTCCGACGCGATCAAGCTGCTGCGCATCTCTACCTGACGCCCCGCAGGTAGAGCGCCCGCGCCGCCGTTTCCCCTCCCGGCGGCGCGGGTGACCTGAGAGGGCTTCGACAAGCTCAGCCTGACCCTTCGACAAGCTCAGGGTGAGCGGAGGTTAGTGCAGACCTCCCAATTCTGCTCAGGCTGAGCTTGTCGAAGCCCCCTCGGCACAAACCACCCCCTTCCTACCATTCGGAGACACCCACCATGCGGGTCATCCTCACCCCGCCCACGCTGCCGCCCCCGGCGCTGGCCGAACTGAAGCAGTGGCTGGGCATCACCACCGCCACCGACGACGCCTCGCTGACCGGGCTGCTCGCCGCCGCGCTGGACACCTGCGAGGCCTTCACCGGCTCCCTGCCGATCGAGGCCGAGTGCGAGGAAGTGCTCTCCACCCGCCCCGAGAGGCACAAGTTCTGGCACACGCTGGCGACGCGCCCGGTCCAGGCCATCGCCTCGGTCGAGACGATCGCGGCGGACGGCACCCGCACCACGCTCGCGCCGGGCAGCTGGGAGGCGGACCTCGACGCCGACGGCACCGGCCGCTTGCGGCTTCCCCTGCCCGGCGCGGAGAGCCGCGTCGCGGTGCGCTTCACCGCCGGTCTCGCGCCCGAATGGGACGCCCTGCCCGAAGCGCTGCGCCACGGCGTCGTCCGCCTCGCCGCACACCAGCACCGCGAGCGTGACGGCAACGGTGCCGCGCCTCTGCCGCCTGCCTCCGTCGCCGCGCTGTGGCGTCCGTGGCGCCGGATGCGCCTGAAATGACGGGCGCCATGAAGGCCGAGACCGACTTCGACGCCCTCGCGCGGCGGCTGACCGCAAACGCCGCTGCCCTCGCCGTCGCCTGGGCTACCAGCCGCCGTCTCGCTGCCCGTCAGGATGATAGCCGCTGGCGCCGCGCGGGCCTCGTCTGGCCGCTGTTCGCGAAAGGATAAGTCATGGAAATCCCCCTTCGCGCCGCCCTGATCGCATGGCTGGCCTCCGACATGACCCTCGCGGCGAACCTCAACGCGGTGGTCGAGGAAGCCTCCTCGCGCACCAGCCTGCCGTGGCTAGCCATCGCCTCGAGCGCCAGCACCGACTGGAGCTGCAAGACCGCCCCGGGTCGCGAGGTCCGCGTGGCGCTGGAACTGCACTGCCGGGGCGATGCGCCCGATGCGGCGGCGGACCTCGTCACCGCCATCGAGGCGCGGGTGGACAGCCTGCCGCGCCTGCAGCCGGGCTTCCAGATCGCGACAATCCAGTTCCTGCGCGCCCGCGCCGAACAGCGCGGTGAAAGCCGCCGCGCGATCCTGCTCGAATACAGATTTCGCCTGCTGGCGCAGTGACGACTGATTTCACGCGCAGGTTGCGACAGGCCCACCCACAACCCCTCCCGCAAGCGGGAGGGGAGACCCGAGGTAAGGCCCTCCCGCTTGCGGGAGGGCCGGGAGGCTTGGCCCGAAGGGCCTAGCCGGACGGGGTAGGCCAACGCGACGCTGCGTGCCCCCTCTCTTTCACCAAAGGAGCCTTACCATGCCCGCCCAGAAAGGCAGCGCCTTCCTCCTCAAGATCTCCAACGGCAGCGTCCCCGCCGCCTACCAGACCGTCGCGGGGCTGCGCACCACTCAGATGTCGGTCACCGGAGACGCCGTCGTCGTCACCTCCAAGGACAGCGGTGGCTGGCGCGAACTGCTTTCCGGCGCGGGCGTGCGCTCGGTCTCGGTGAGCGCGGCGGGGATTTTCCTCGGCAGCGCGGCGGAGGCGCAGGTGCGCGCCAACGCCATGGCCGGCACGCTTGGCGACTACGAACTCAGCTTCGAGGACGGCGAACGGCTGCGCGGCAAATTCCTCGTCCAGCGCCTCGACTACGCGGGCGATTTCAACGGCGAGCGCAACTACACGCTCCAGCTCGAAAGCTCGGGCGAGGTGGTCCCGGCATGACGCCCAACCCCCTGCGCGGCGAGGCGGCGATCGCCATCGGCACCGGCGCCTACGTGATGCGCCCCAGCTTCACCGCGCTGGTCGCCGCCGAGGAGGAACTCGGCCCCCTCTTCGCCCTCGTCGAGCGGGCGGGTTCGGGCCAGCTGCGTCTCGCCGAGATGGCCACGCTGTTCTGGCACTGCCTGCCCGAAGCCGACCGACCCGAACGTGAAACGGTGGGCGCGGCGATCGTCGCCCAGGGCCTCGCCGCCTGCGCCGCGCCGCTGCGGGTGCTGCTCGCGCAAGTGCTCAAGGGCAGCGCGTGACCTTCGCGGCCGCCGCGCTGGCCCTTTGCGGCCTGTCCGCGCGCACGCTGGGGTGGCGGCCTGCCGAGTTCTGGGCGGCCACCCCGGCCGAACTGGCCGCCGCGCTCGGCCTGCTCTCCCCCGGCGCGCCTGCGGGCTTCGACCGGGACACCCTCGTCAAGCTGATGGAAACCGATCATGGACGATGAAATCGACAGCCTCCTCGTCGAGGTCCGCGCCGGCACCGATGGCTTCGCCCGCGACATCGCGCAGATGCGCGGCGCCGTGGACGGCGACCTCGTCTCCGGCTTCACCCGCGCGGGCGACGCGCTGGAAAAGGGCCTTTCCGGCGCGATCCGCAAAGGCAGCCTGGGCTTCGACGACCTCAAGCGCACCGCCGCCTCGACGCTCGACGCCATCGCCGGGCAGGCCGCGCAGACGCTGGCCTCGGCGCTGGTCGGCGGCAGCGGCGCGGGCGGCGGGCTGGACCTCTCCGGCCTGCTGACCGGAGCGCTCGGCCTGCCGGGCCGCGCCACCGGCGGCAATGTCGCGCCCGGACGCGGCTATGTCGTGGGCGAGCGCGGGCCGGAGCTGTTCGTGCCGACGTCCGCCGGTCGCATCGAGACCGGCGGTTCGGCCAGCCGCGACGTGCGCGTGGCGATCAACCTCTCGGCCCCGCGCGGTTCCTCGGCGCCGCAGTCGCTGCAGCGCTCCAGCCGCCAGGTCGCGAGCGCCGTGCGCCGCGCCCTCACGAACTGAGGAGACCCGCCATGGCATTCTGGCTCGCCAGCAAGCGCGAGGGGCAGGCGAGCGACTGGCTCATGCGCTTCGACCCGCGCTTCTGGACCGTCAACTTCCCGCGCCCGATGGTGGCGACGGTGGTGTCCACCGCCCCCGATGGCTTGCGCGTGGAAGCCTCGTTCCTGCGCAAGGCCGACCTCGGCGGGCTGATCTGGGACAGCGTCGATACGCTCGACCATCCACTGCTCGCCTACCGCACCGACCGCGATTACGCGCATACCTCGCTGCGTTTCCGCTGGCGGTCGGGCGGACTGATCCCGCTCGACGCGATCAACGGCCCGACCCTCACCATCGAGGGCCGCGACAAAGCAGGCGAACCGCATACCTGGTACGTGCGCCTCTGGAACTATGCTGAGGGGACAGGCGAGAACGCGGTCGTCACGCTCGATTTCTCGGCGCTCGACGGCGGCTACGCCCTGCCCGCCGACGCCGACCGAGTCTGGCCCGGCGCGATCGAGCGAATGTTCATCTCCTTCGCCCCGCCCGGCTACGACGGCGCCAGCCCCGACCCGCTCCCCGCCGAGGCCGAAGGCTGGTTCGAGATGTCCGAAATCGCCACCGACGGCGCCCGCGCCATGCTGGAGATCGGCGACGTGATCCTGCCCGCGAACGGCCTCGCCATGGCGACCGGCTACGACGATCAGGGCATTCAGACCCCGGCCCGCCTGATC